GCTTATAAAAGAACTGAGGCAGGCGGCGGAAAGAAAATATGGGGTGACCCTGCTTAATCAGCTTAAACGTCTTGACGAATTGTCCAGAGGGGCTGAAGCAGAAGGACAATTTTCTGCCGCTATTAATGCTGAGAAGATTAGGTCCGCACTCGGTGGCCTCACAATAGACAGGCGAGAGGCAACCCATGTTCATCAACTCGATAGCATGAGCCGTGATGATATTGTCGCCAGACTTTCCGAGCTTAGAAAATCTTATCCTCATGCATTCATCGAAGGGGAGATGAAGAGTGCCAACAACAGAAGCGAAACTTTGGAGCTTATTGAAGAAGCACCTGCCGAAAAAGACCCACGCCCAGCGGATTGAAAACCGAGTATCAGAGGGCATGCCTGATGCTTATCTCTGCATAGATGGTGTGCCTGTTTGGTGTGAATTAAAAATAATAAAAAGTAATGGGATTACCCTACAACCATCACAGATAGCATGGCATCTCTCCCATTCTAGGTGTGGTGGCGTGTCTTTTTTTCTTTGTTACGCGCCCTCTGAGAGGCTTGCTTTTTTATTTGAGGGGGCTTCTGCGTTGAAGATCCAAGGATCTAGGTTCGAGGACCTGCGGCCTGCGGCTTTATATAGTGGATCCATATCTGATATGGCGTTGCACCTGCGACCTGCGGCCTGCGCCCTATGGTCTATATAAAAAAAGAGGGGACGAGATTGCCTGCCTGCGGCCTGCGCCCTGCGTCCCCTTAGTTTGGAGAAAACGTCTAACAAATAAAATGTAGTATGGGGAAAGAGCAACGTCAAGTGCTGCTCTTTCTTTCCCTAGTGCTTGTGATATGTGACTGTTTTAACGTCCGGTGACCAGCAGGCGCGGCACTCGCCGCACTTTCCACCTTGCGTAGGTGCAGGGCACTCATGACCGATAGGCGCTATGTCTTTCACGACCGCGCTTGAATGCTTCCACTTAGCCGGTGGCGCTTTGTCAATCATGGTGGCGCTAAAACGTAGGACCGCGTTATCTGGTAGGGCCTGCATCTTTAAAGCCTGCTTCCATATCGCGTGTTCTTTTGTAGGTATCCAATGTTTCTTTTCTGGTGTTGCTTTGACAACGTCCATAATATTCAGCGCCATGCCTACGTTTTGCACGTCGCCGCTATCGAACCACCGGAAAAACTCGGACCGACCGCGCTTTAATTCTGCGACCATGCGCGGCACAAAATCAATTGAGTTAAAAAATTCTAGGCGCTCGCTCATTGCATTCTTTACGACCGGATAACGATAGGCACCTTTAAGCGCGTAGCAGTCATGGCAGACTGAGCCCTTAACCTTGGCAAGCTTGGATCCAGTTTTGCATATGTTAGCGTCCAGGCTAATTGATTTGCCTGGCATCTTGCTAGTGTTTGATAAAATTTTAGCCATTATTTTTCTCCGTTGTTTTATAGTTAACTTATTATCTTATACTATCCCATGTAATGCAAGCCCTAAAACCTGCGGCCTGCGCCCTCTCTCTTTTATATAAAGGCCCAAACAAATAAGGCCCGCTTGCGCGGGCCTTATCTGGGAGAAAACTTTATTCCGCGAACGGTTCAACGTCCGTATCGCCCCAGCGCTGGCGCTTGAGATGGAAGCTTGTAAGGATTGGATCCGTGCTGGCGTAATGATTGACAGCTTCCATAACCCATGGCGCGGCAATCTCTAGCCGCTCACGGTTGCCCTTGTCCATGTATGAGACGGCTTTGTGCAGGTCATCCATTGCAACATATAGAGACTGGATGCGACTGGATGCAATCCCTGCCTGCTGTAAAAAGTATTCATAGTTTGTCATTTCATTTCTCCTTGGATGGGAGGGCCGAGGCCCTCCCTGTTAGATTAAAAGCCTGCTTTAATTGCAAGACGCTCTACTGTTTCATTCACTTCAGAATTAATGCTCTGACAGTTTGCTTCATGCTCTTCTATCACCTGCCATAATTCTTGAGGGATAGAGCTGTCTTCTCTGCAGAGCATCTCTGCCTCGCCAAGCACTTCTTCTAACTGAGAAGTGAGATGGCCTGCTTTATTTAGGCAGGCTAGCAATTCCTTATTTACTTTACTCATTTTTCATTCTCCATATTAACGACCCATTATTGGGCCTTGTCTTATCTTAACCCATACCATCACATAAATGTAAACATATAATTTATAAATTTTTCCTGCGGCCTGCGGCCTGCGACCTCGCTCTTATGTATCCTGTAAAATGCCTGGCGGGACCTACTACATGTAGTTAAGCTGCAGAGCTTTTTAGGCACAACATATAGTATGTCCTGCGACCTGCGGCCTTGCGCCTATGTATAATATAAAAAAATAAAGAAGGGGCCGGAGCCCCTTCCCTTTACCATGTCATGCGGATGCAGATTAGAATTACCATGCATGCCATCCAAGCTAGCAGGAAGTAACCTGCCGCATCTTCGACCTTGCGCTTATCCATTAGCTCTGCTCCCTGCTAGATACGTCGCCCATGCTGTTTCCATTTCATTACATACGCTATAGTATGCATCGTCCCCATTAATCTCATCCTGCCAATAATCTTCCATCGCGGTTAGGACAGCATCCAATGGACTCATATCATCCTCATGATAGTTTCTCCACTCAGCGTCTGGCAGGTCATTAATGCTAACGCCCATGGCGCTGTTAACGATGATATCGCACTCGCTTAGAAAGTGAGTAAACATATTCTCTCTTACTTGTTTCGTAGTTATCATAACATTCTCCAATGTCTTATTACCGTTTCGACCTTTTGGTCTCATCAGCGCCGGTCGCACCGGCGGACGGTAGGGGCCGAAGCCCCTATGTCTATTCGTTATCCTCTGCCTCCCTCTTTTCCTGCAACCTATCCCATGCCCAGTCTGAGACCTTGCCCTCAAACAGTTGCTTTAACCATTTGTTCTGAGGGACACTGCCGGCGTTTGTGCGGAGCCCAATCATCTTGGTCATGAACTCTCTGTCTTCAAACGGATAGAATTCTTCCCCGTTTTCCCTGACAGCGCGAAGCCAAACGCCGTCATTGTCCCGCATGAACCGTGCTCTGTCACACCATTCATCAACATTGTTTTTCTTAACCCCACTTAGGCCGATTTGCATCGTCCATTGAACAACGTCGTATTTATATTCGGGCAGGTTTTCCCAGTCTTTAACCGATTCTGCATTCCAATTTAAAGCCATGTGACATTCTCCTATGTCTTGTTACCGTTTCGACCTTTTGGTCTCATCAGCGCCGGTCGCACCGGCGGACGGTAGGGGCCGAAGCCCCTATGTCTATTCATATATCTTTACGTCCCCCACTGTTTCAATCCATACTTTTGCCCCACATGATAGCGGCTTGTCAGGGCTGTATACGACGCGGCATGTGATGCACCCATCATCGTCTAATACTTCGACCGTGCGACCGTAAGTATTCTTCTTCCCCTGCTTAACCGTGAACACTGGGTTGCGGTCTCCGCTCTTGGCGTTTGCGCGGATGACATGCTGATTAACGTGAATTCTTGTGATAGCCATGTGACATTCTCCTATGTCTTTGGTGGAGGGGCCGAAGCCCCTCCGGTTGATTACTTGAGCTTGATTACTAGGCTCTGGTTCTTCGGCACTTCATTGGCTGTTATCCAGTCCTGTCCGACATGAGCTTGCCAGATGGCGGCAGGGACATAATTCTCCGCCTTTGGTGTTTCCAGACGGAATGCATCTGGATAGAAGCCGGCGCGTATCTCTTTCTCGAATTGCGCTCTTTCGGCCTTGGCCTTTTTCTCGGCTTCCTTAAGCATGGCCCATGTAGTCTGAGCGCTCTGGACGTTTGAGATAGGACGTCCGACCTTTCTTTTTACTGCAGTCATTTTTTTCTCCGTTTTTTGCAGGGATTATTCCCTTTAATATCTAAGATATTAAGTGATGATATGGGATAGGTCAATAGATAAAATGAATTAAATGCAGTTGTATTGAAACTATTTTTACAACCTATGGTTATCGGCCCCACAACTCAGGGTTACTAGGTCCGGTCCGCAATCAGGATCCAAAATTCTCGGACCCCCCTCCCCCTATATATGGGGGACCACTTCGCGCGTAGGCGCGTGGTATAGTTGGGTTGATAAATTCATTCAGATATATTATCGTTCGGGCATGGAGAACACCTCGAACCTAGAAATGCTTCCCGAAGATGTCCTCAAGGAAATCTACCTTCTTGAAGAACATGCCAAGCGTCTTGAGATGCGGGATAAGGCGCAGCAAGAGTTTATGCCTTACGCCCATCATGTCTATGATAATTTCATTGAGGGGACCCATCACAGAGTCATCGCGGAAAAGTTAGAGAAGATTGCCAGAGGCGAGTTGAAAAGACTAATTGTCAATATGCCCCCTCGACATTCTAAATCTGAATTTGCATCCTACTTGATGCCTTCGTGGTTCTTGGGCCGAAATCCAAAGCTAAAGATCATTCAGGCTACCATGAACACTGAACTTGCTGTAAGGTTTGGTCGTAAGGTTCGTGACCTCATTGCTGACCCCAAATATGCAGAGGTATTTCCCGACACTGACCTGAAACCGGATAGCCAAGCCGCAGGTCGTTGGGAGACTAGCGCTGGTGGGGAATACTTCGCAGCAGGGGTGGGAGCGGCGATGACTGGTCGTGGCGCTGACTTATTGATTATTGATGACCCGCACTCGGAACAAGATGCTTTGTCCTCGACTGCCTATGATAATGCCTATGAGTGGTACACTTCGGGTCCCCGGCAGAGACTTCAACCGGGGGGAACCATCATTATTGTGCAGACCCGGTGGTCTAAGAAGGACATTACCGGCAGGTTACTTGCTGCCCAAGCAAAAGATGTTATGGCTGATCAGTGGGAAGTTGTAGAATTTCCTGCTATTTTGCCTTCGGGGGAACCATTGTGGCCTGAGTTCTGGATGAAGGACGAGCTACTAAAGGTCAAAGCATCGTTGTCCGTGGGCAAATGGAACGCGCAGTGGCAACAAAATCCTACATCTGAAGCAACTGCGATGGTGAAGCGGGAGTGGTGGCGTCCGTGGGAAGAAGAGGAAGTCCCTGATCTTGACTATGTGATTCAGTCTTATGATACGGCGTACTCCAAGAAAGAGACTGCTGACTATTCTGCTATCACAACGTGGGGTGTGTTCCGTCCATTTAGGAACAGTGAAGAGCATTTGATATTGTTGGACGCTAAGAAGGGTCGTTGGAACTTCCCTGAGTTAAAAGAGATTGCTCGTGAGGAGTTTGACTATTGGGACCCAGAGCTTATGTTGATTGAGGCGAAGGCATCTGGTCAGCCATTGGCTGATGAAATGAGGTTACTGAACCTCCCTGTTGCTACCTTTGCCCCCGGTCGCCGGAAGGGTGGGGGCGGTTTAGATAAGACTGCGCGCATGCATATTGTTTCTCCTATTTTTGAATCTGGTAAAGTGTGGTATCCTGAAGGAGAAAAGTTTGCCGACGAAGTCATGGAAGAGGTCGCGTCGTTTCCTAATGGCGACCATGATGACTTTTGTGATAGTATGACGATGGCACTGATGCGTTTCCGTCAGGGCGGCTTTGTCAGATTAGACGGCGAAGAGTTTGAGGACGATTACACCCCACGTAAGAGAGAGTATTACTGATGCCAAAGAATCAAAAACTAGGCGCAATGGAACAAGCGGTGCTGGCTATTGCCGAGTATAATGAAAGCCCTATGAAGAAAAGAATTCTGGCTAGACAGCAGGCTGGTGAGCAAAGCGTCATAGACAGCAGGCTAGCGATTCGCAAAGAAATAAGCGATGCCAAAGCATTAATGAAGAACCGTGGCGGGACGTTCAAGGGAACTTTCTAATGGCTAACGGACTTGAAGGCATCTCTGCTGCGGAGCTTCGGCGCATACAGTCAAAAGCAAACCGCAACATAAGCGATTTGACAAACCGAGAGTACGGCATCCATAAGATTATGGAAGATAATAAGATTGCCGGCGTACCTAATTACGGCAAGGCTGTAACTAAAAACCGTGGCGGCACATTCAAAGGAACTTTCTAATGGCACTACCTCCAACATCAGTAGACATGGCAATGGGCGCAGGTGGCCCGGCAATGCCCGAACAACAAATGACCGAGGTCCAAGTACCTAGCACCGAGGACCAATTACCTCCGAACGTGGTTCTGTTTGATGAGATGGAGGGCATGGAGGTTGAGGCCGAGGTTTACGACCACAATGCTAACTTGGCTGAAGTATTAGATGACTCGATTCTTGGCTCTTTGTCCTCGGACCTAAGTTCTAAGATTGATGATGATAAGTCTTCCCGTGATGATTGGGAGGAGTCTATCTCCAAGGGTCTTACGTTATTGGGGATTAATTATGAGGAGCGCAATGAGCCATTCATGGGTGCTTCTGGTGTAACCCATCCGTTATTGAGCGAGGCTGTTACGCAGTTTCAGGCGCAGGCTTACAAAGAGATGCTGCCACCGGGTGGACCTATTAAGACACAGATTATTGGACAGCAGACCAAGGAAGTAGAAGACCAAGCCCAGCGGGTTAAGGACTTTATGAACTATCAGGTTACTGAGGTTATGGAAGAGTACGACTCTGAC